TTTCTACTTATTTAATTGATAGGTTATTTGTTATAGTAATAAATAGGTTAATTTAATTATTTAATTATTTAATATTTAAACTAATTAATAGATAAGCAAATCTACCTTTCATTCATTTTTTTCTACTTAATACTCAAACATAATTTTAAAATTATTAATTAAGTTTCCACCATTGTGTTGCAGTTCTATACACTTCATCCCAATGATCAATACCATTAGTTCCAGCGGGTCTTTTTCTACTATCCCAAGTATCATATAATACACCATTTTTGATGGTTATAATATGTTTTCTAATCTTTATTAAATAAGTTCCTTTTTTAAAAGTATTAAGTTTTCGGGGTTCTTTAGTGTGAGAACAATTATAACCCTTTTGTTCAATAAATAATTTCAATACTTCAAGAAATATTCCTGTTCTTGGTGAACTTTCATTATTAATTCTTTCTATAAAAGCAAGATGCTTCTTAGTTTTGCGTTTGAATGGTTTTAGTTTAATATTAAAATCTTTTAATGAATTATACATTTCTTTATAATCCGAGCTAGTGAATAATGCTAATGCTCTAACTACACAATCTCCAGCATTTCCTTTGAAATATTTTGATCGTCCACCATCATTATATGAATATTGTAATTCTTCTTTCATTTCCTTCATTTCCTTCCTTCCTTCCTTTTAATCAATAGCATTATTGCTTTTGATAATTCTATTATATCATAGTTTTAGTATCATAGATAGTTTATTTTGAATTAATTCAATATAATTTTATCAAAGAAAGAACTTAACTTTATGGTAAACTACATGAAATAGTAAATTATTATTAATATAAATAATTCTAAAGGAGTTATTTATTAAAATGCAAATAGAAAGCCGAGTACAAAAATGGGGTAACGGATTAGCACTTAGAATGTCTGGCGCATTAAGAACTATCCCAAACCTTAAAAAAGGTGATTTATTAACCATAACCATCAATGAAAATGGTTTTAGCGCTGTCAAGCCAACCAATAGAAAATTCACCGAACAGGAGTTATTGTCGGATATAACAGTAAGTAATGCACATGCTGATTTAGCACCTAACCTGTTAAACAGTGAATATGAGTAATTATATTCCAAATAGAGGTGATATTGTTTGGTTGGATTTTGAACCAACAGAAGGTAGAAAACATTCAAAAGAATCAAAAAAGAAAAATGTCTGTTAGTAAATTAAATATGTCTGAAAAGACAAAATTAAAATTATCTATTGCTGGTAAAGGTAGAATATTTTCAGATGAAACAAAAAGAAAAATGTCAGAATCTAAATCTAATGAAAATAATCCTATGTATGGTAAAAAACATATTAATGCAACAAAGAAACTAATGTCAAATAGTGCTAAAAATAGACTAAAAATATCATGTTTTACTGTTCCAAAATAGGTGACATTTCGAATATGAAAAGATACCATTTCATTTTGAAAATTGTATATTATTTACTAAAAATAGACAAAGTAGAAAAGTTATTCAAAAAATGACCTCATCTTATCAAAGAAAGAACCTGACTCAGGGTAATGCTTTTTGCCACATGAACTGGAGAACTCTTGCAATAAGCCTTGTTGTTTTTTGTTAAGATTGACAGGCGTTTCAATCTTAACTTGACAGATTAAATCGCCAGAGCCACCACGCTGAAGATGGGCAATGCCTTTGCCACGCAAGCGAAATAGTTTTCCAGTTTGAGTGCCTGCTGGGACTTTAATTTTTAATTTATTCTCAAGTGTGGGCACCTCAATTGAACCACCCAGCACTGCAGTTGCAAAGTCAATAGGCACTTCACAATACAAATCGTTGTCTTCACGTTCAAAAATGGCGTGCTTTCTAACGTGAACTTGCACGTATAAATCACCAGTAGGACCACCTCTAGCACCTGCCTCGCCTTCGCCATTCAAACGAATGCGATTGCCTGTGTCTACGCCTGCAGGGATTTTGACTGATAGGGTTTTTTGCTTGCGCACCACGCCTTGTCCACGGCAAGTGCCACAAGACGATTCAATTTTTTGACCTGTACCAGAGCAAGTGCCACAAGGGCGTTGTACGGCAAAAAATCTTTGTTGTATTTGTACTTGTCCTGCACCGCCACAGGTTGAGCAGGTTTTAACATTGGTGCCGGGTTTTGCGCCAGTGCCTGAGCAGGTGTCGCAAGTTTCATTTTTCGGAATACGAACTTTAACGGTAGTGCCTTGTGCCGCTTCTTTTAAATCAATTTCTAAATCATAACGCAAATCTGAGCCACGATTGTTGGATTGTTGAGAGCCACCGCCAAAAATATCGCCAAAAATATCGCCAAAGCCACCATTGAATGGATTGCCACCAGCGGCACCAGCATTGCCGTTCACACCTGCATGACCAAATTGGTCGTAAGCTTGGCGTTTTGGGGCATCGGATAAAATGGCATAAGCTTTTTGAATTTCTTTGAATTTTTTTTCAGCTGATGCCTTGTCGTCTTTAACCCGATCAGGATGGTGTTTCATTGCCAAATGCTTGTAAGCTTTTTTAATTTGTTTGGCATCTGAATTTTTTGCAACACCCAGTACTTCGTAATAATCTCTTTGTGACATAGTTGCCTTATTATTAAAAAACCCTCCTCAAGCTTTGTCTCTTAGGGAAGGTTTTAGTTGTTAGGTTTTTAACCTTTTATTTGTCGTCTTTAACCTCTTCAAAATCAGCATCAAGCACGTCATCATCAGTGTTTGGTTTTTCTTGCGAGGCGTTTTCGGTACCTGCTTTGGCTTGTGCTTTTTCAGCCAACGGTTGTGCTTTTTCACTTAAACTTTGAACCTTGGCATCAATGGCTTCTTTGTCATCGCCTTTAATGGCTTTTTCAAGTTCGGTAATGACCGTTTCAATCGCTGATTTTTCATCATCAGAAACTTCATTTTTTAGCTCTTCTAGCGTTTGCTTGGTTGAGTGTATTAAGGAATCTGCCATGTTTTTACTAGTGACTAATTCTTGGAACTTCTTATCCTCATCAGCATGTGCTTCAGCGTCTTTAATCATTTTCTCAACCTCTTCATCACTTAAACCAGATGAGGCTTTAATGGTGATTGATTGCTTTTTACCAGTATTTTTGTCTTTGGCAGATACATCCAAGATGCCATCAGAATTAATGTCAAATGTTACTTCGACTTGAGGCTGACCTTTAGGTGCATTTGGAATGCCATCAAGATTGAATTGACCTAATGATTTATTGGCACTAGCCATATCACGCTCACCTTGCAATACATGCACAGTGACTGCAGATTGATTGTCAGCTGCGGTTGAAAAAATTTGGCTTGCATTGGTAGGGATGGTTGTATTTTTCTCAATTAGTTTGGTCATAACACCGCCCATGGTTTCAATGCCTAGAGATAATGGCGTGACGTCTAGTAACAAGACATCTTTAACATCACCACCTAATACACCTGCTTGGATGGCAGCACCCATTGCTACTGCCTCGTCAGGGTTGACATCTTTTTTAGGCTCTTTACCAAAAAAGTCTTGTACTACTTTCGTGACTTTAGGCATGCGTGTTTGACCACCTACTAAGATGACTTCATCAATATCACTTGCAGATAAATTTGCATCTTTAAGTGCGATTTTGCATGGCTCAATAGTGCGTTTGAGTAGATTCTCAACCAATGATTCTAACTTGGCACGAGTGATTTTAATATTAAGATGTTTAGGACCTGAAGCATCTGCAGTCACGTAAGGTAAGTTGACTTCGGTTTGCTCAGAAGAAGACAACTCAATCTTAGCTTTTTCAGCGGCTTCTTTTAAGCGCTGTAGTGCCATAGGGTCATTGGTTAAATCAACACCTTGGTCTTTTTTGAACTCATCAACTAAATAGCCAATAATACGTTGATCAAAATCTTCACCACCTAGGAAAGTATCCCCATTGGTAGAGAGTACTTCAAAATGTTTTTCACCATCAATGTCTTCCATTTCAATGATAGATACGTCAAATGTACCACCACCTAAGTCATAGACAGCGACAACTTTATCACCTTTAACTTTGTCAACACCATAAGCCAATGCTGCTGCGGTTGGCTCATTGATAATGCGCTTAACATTAAGACCTGCAATTTTGCCTGCATCTTTAGTTGCTTGGCGTTGTGAGTCGTTAAAGTAAGCAGGCACTGTGATAACTGCCTCAGTAACTTCTTCGCCTAAATAATCTTCAGCAGTTTTTTTCATTTTACCAATGACTTTTGCTGAAATTTCAGGCGCGGCCATTTTTTTGCCTTTAACCTCAACCCAAGCATCACCATTGTCAGCTTTGACAATTTTATAAGGCACAAGATTAATGTCTTTTTGTACAGCATCCTCATCAAAACGACGACCAATTAAACGCTTAATTGCGTATAGCGTATTTTCAGGATTGGTAACCGCTTGACGTTTTGCTGGCTGACCAACCAAAACCTCTTCAGAGTCTTTTGGATAAGCGATAATAGATGGGGTAGTGCGATCACCCTCTCCATTTTCAATAATTTTAACGTTACCGCCATCCATAATGGCCACGCATGAATTGGTTGTGCCTAAGTCAATACCGATAATCTTTGACATTTTATTTCTCCTTTTTAGTTAACTAATAAGCATCATTGCTATTAGTAGTTATTATAACATAGTTTTACCTATGTTTAACTTTTATTTGTAAATTTAATTCTAGCATACCATCCAGAAAAATTTTTATATTTTTCAATTAATTTTTTTGAATATCCTTTTTCGCTTCCAAACAATTTTATGTTATTGTTTTGATATGATGTTTTAAGTGATGCAAACGGTAAATCATTATCTATACAAATCTTTTTAAAATTACCATGGCACTCAAACATTAGTTCATCCTCTACATTATAGATGTTTATTTTCTTCGCTGTTGCATTTTTAGAACATTTGTATCCAATTACATCAGAATATGTTCTACCTTTATTCCATGGTTCTCTGTCTTTCATAGATTTGGATATCTTTTTCTTTGTTTCTTTAGTTTGTTTTCTACCTTTACCAGCTATAGAAATCTTTTTCTTATGTTTATCTGTTAATCCTATGCCTTTATTCCAAGGTATTTTACCTGATAATTTGTCTCTAGTTTCTTTGGTATGTTTTGTTCCATGTGTTGAGAATTCAGTACTTGTCTGTTTTGCTTTATTATAAAATGATTCATTTACTCCAACATTGAATTTTTTATGTAATTTTATTTCAAGTTCCAGAGCATCTTTACTGTTGTCAAATGTTCTAATTATTTTATATTTATAATTTTCAGGATTTTGCTTCTGATCTTCTTTGAATTCTTTATCTCTACTAGAGCTAAAATAATGTTTACCTAGATTTTCATAGGGAGAACAATTACAACTCCTATATCCATAATAATGCTTATACGAATATGCATTAGTAATTCTATATACGTAGTAACTCTTTTTTTTTAGTTATTTATAATTTAAATTAATTGGTAGCTAGGACAGTATTTAAACACGTGACCTTCAGGTTATGGCGCCACGTCAAGGATTCGAACCTCGATCCATTGGATTTGGAATCCACTGCTCTACCAGTTGGAGCTAACGTGACTAATATTCATAATTGACTATATACTCTTTGTCTTGAAGTGGTACACCGAACACGATTCAAACGGCTTTGGATAAGTTGTTTAATGTATTAAAATTTTCATTAAATGTTTTAATCCCCAATGTATCTTTTAGGTTAATATAAGCTTTATGACCACTCTTATTGGTCTGTCTAAAACTGTAAAAATCCCCAAAAATAGAAAAAGAGCAAATATCAGCCGACTTATATTTTCCCTTTGCTTGTTTAGGTGTAATGTTTTTATCGTTTACATCAAATACATTAACTTCTATTTCTTTCTTTGGGTCTTCAACCATTAATATCTTTAAAATATCTCTAGAATATTTCTTTTTAAGATTTAAAGCTTCCTTTACAAAATTTGATTTGCTAATATTATCCTTACATTTTTCATTATATTCTTTAACAATTAATATCATTGGAATATCAGTAGTTTTATCTTTTTTTGCAACAAACCTTACTACAAATCTTTTAAAAGATTCGATTACAAAATCTGAACTGTATATATTTTTATGAAGACCTTTGGCAAATATTTTAATACTTTTGGATCCGTCACATAAGTCAAACATAGCTTTATGTGCTAAAGATGTTCTTGATATTGAATTATCGCTAATTTCTACTGGTCCACTATTTTCTATAAGTTCATTTTTTTCTAAAAAATCTGGCAATATTTTTGCATAAGAAAAGCTTATCCTATTGGTAATTATCTGGCTATTCTCATCCTGTATTTTTTTTATGGATAGAAGGTAATCTTGTACTAAATCGTTATCTTGGTTCATATTTTATCCTCACACATTTATATGATTTTTAAAAAACATATTTCTTTATTAGATAGACCTTTGCATAAAATAGGGATGATTACGCAAAGGTCTCACTGTGATTTAAATGACATAGATTTGTAAAATATCAAGTCATACAAAACACCTATCCAAAGCGAGCCTTGATCGTTTCTAAAAACAAAAGAACGGGCAAGGCTTGTTCCACTAAAACGGATAAAAATAATGCAAATATTTCAATGGATAGTCATATCGTGGATAATAATCACATTGCCTTCGTAGCTCAGCTGGATAGAGCAGCCGCCTCCTAAGCGGCAGGTCATGCGTTCAAATCGCATCGAGGGCACCATCAAAGGCGTAAAAATGCAACAAAAACTTACCGCTAAATCTGGCAATAACACTAGATTTGTATGGTCTATTAGGTTGTTATTGAGCTTAATTTTGGCAAATTTAACTGATTATTATTTGCATATTTTTAATCAGCATTCATCTTGGTTATGGGCGTTCTGTTATCTGGAATTACGCATCAGTTCCAGGCGGATTAACGCTGTCGCCGTTATTATAAGCAACCCCTGATATATTATTTTTATAAAAACGTGCTTTGTTTTTATAACCTGTGCTGGCTGAGGTATATGTAAATTCCCATTCAGTGTGTTCTTGTTCGTGACCACTTAAAATATCACCATCCTCAAATCTCAGCGTGTTTTGTCCGTCTTTTCCTGCGGAAACCCCAAAAACTGTTAATTGTTTAAACTTCATTTTTTCATACTCCTACAATTTTGTTGATAATTTTTACCAACTGTTAAAATGGGCAACGCCCATTTATAAAGGTAAAACACCTTTAATTTTTTTAGCCATTGCCACTCATTAAAGTTTATGGCACTACAATACGGGCAAGATGCTTGACCGCTTTTGTCGAATTTTAAGTAATTCGGATAATATAATAATTCTTGGCTTGTTTTCAGCATAATCTTTGCAATAAATTCGTGCATTGTTAAAACTTTTTCCTTTAAATTTAATTGCAGTTACATTTTTAATAGATATATTATAACATAGTTTTATGTATATAAATAGTTTATTCAAATAAAATTCTCTGGATATTTTTCTTTGAGAATATCAATAATCTTTCCTTTTGGAATAGAACCATTGAAGTATTCTTTAAGAATATCTACATATTTAAAATTATCATATACAAACATATATCCCATATCAGTTACGCTACTAACATTCCAGGAAATAATATCCTGATTAAATTTAGTACAATAAGCAAACATCCTACTAATATCTCTTACTTTACCAACATTCCAGGAGCTAATATCCTGATTAAATTTAGTACAATAAGCAAACATATCATTCATATTTCTTACTTTACTAACATCCCATTTACTAATGTCGCCATTGAACTTAGTACAATAAGAAAACATCCCACACATATTAGTTACTCTACTGACATTCCATTTACTAATGTCACCATTGAATTTAGAACTATTAAATAATTCATACATATCAGTTACTTTACTAGTATCCAAATGATTAAGGTCTACATTATTACCATGCTCATCAATTTGTTGCAGAACTATAGTTTTTAAATTATTATTGCTTATTTCTACTGTTTTCATCTTTATAATAGATTATTTTTTTTTGTTTTATATTCTTGTTTAAGTATTTTGTAATACTTACGAGTACATTTATCTAAAACAATAGTAGTATCATTATTTATCTTATATGATTTTAATGGTAGTCCCGCTGAAATTTTTTCTGCTTGTTTTCTCAACATTTTTGCCTTTTTACCATTCATTTTATTTCTCCTATTTATTTAATATAGTTAAACCATACAGAAAAAAACCGATGGCATTATAGTATTCGTGTTTAGTTTTTGGTACTCTCAAGAATCCATCAATTGTAGTTTTAAATATAGTACTTCCACCACCACTAAGACTAATAAAGTCACACTTATCAAGAATATTTCCATATTTAGATTCAATTAATGCAAGTAAATCTTTTAAATATGTTTTTTTAACTTCATCAATATATTCTTTGAATGCATGTTTCTCACCACGTAATTTATAGATTCCACTATCAATTATTTCCTTTGCTTCATGTAATGTAATTTGTCTTCCATAGAGTTCCCTAACTTTCTTAGCTACCTCAGTTGCAATTTTCATTATTCCTTCACGTTCAATACCCTCGAATAAATTCGGTGATGTCTTGCCATTAGTAACTAAAAACATATCAAGGGTATTGAAGCCAATATCACATCCAACGAATGTTGTTTCGTCTATAAATTCTTCTTGAAGATGCGGGAAATTATTTCCATATTTATCAATACATATTTTTGATCCTGCACCTTGTGGTAAAATATAAACTTCATCGAATATAAATTGTTCGTCATTAACAGTAAAGTTTTTTAGTCTTTCTTTAAAGTGTCCTGAATTTTCAATCTGTGCTTTTGATAAACCACTAACAATAATATCAGGTTTAAATCCAATCATTTTAATTGCTTCAAATAAAAATAGCGGAGCATAATATTCTAAATTCTTATAATCATTAATATCAATTAGATTTTCAGATGGTAGGTGTAATGCATTTTCGCCCACATAATATGAATGTTCCATGTAGTCGTAAATACGAGCATCTTTAATATGTTCATTTCTTTTAGTAATTCCTATAGTACTAGTGAATTTAAATTGCTTATCAATTCGTCCTTCAGAAGTTCCGACCGTAATTTTTACGTCTCCATACCCAATATCTATCCCTAGTACTGTTTTTTTCATAAGTCCCCTATTTAAAAATTTTATTATATAATATAATTTGTTAATAAATTACAAATTATATATCAATATTTTGTAGTTCGGGTGCTATTTTAACACTTCTATTGAGTTCTTTAATCTTTGGTGGTTTAATTATTTCTTGTCGTATATCATCAAAATTCCCATCAGTATTTAGATAATTATTACTTGTTAAATGTTTTTTTTCCTTTGGATTTTTTGTGCTAGATGTTACCATTGAAGTACCATCAGAAAAATCAATATGTATATTGTAGATATCTTTTGAACATTTTATTATTAATTCGAAACTCATATGTTCCTTATGGGGCAATTAAAATACTCCATCCTTCATTTCACTTGGAATATTTGTATTTTCTTGTTTCTTTTCTGTTGATGTAGTAGATATTACTATAGGATCACCCGTTTCAGAAAATGTTATATCCACGATCATATGTTTAAGTTTTTGTCCACTTGGCATGTCTTTTATTTCAATAATCATCGTTCTATTCTTTACTCCTTTGAATTCATCTGTTATGTGATTTATTGTTGTAAATTCTTTACCATTTCTTGTGTATGCGAATACAACCCCATCTTCAATTTTAATTAGACACCTGTTCCCATCTAACTTAGGCTGAATAAAAATTGTTCCTTTTAATGGTTTTCCATCCCATTTTTTAGCAAGCATTGGTTTTGGTAAACCAAGTGCATTTGTTATTTTTGCACCTACTTTAGGAATTGCCTCTGTATACCCTTGCTGTTTCTTTCTTGAAATTCGTTGGTTCATTTCAAGTTCACATTGCTCAAAAATATCTCTGCCACTTTGATTTTCCTCAACAGGAACTGTTTTTATTTGGTTTACACAGTTCTGCTGACCCCATCTTATCTCAAGTACAAAGTCATCAGGTTTTGCTGTAATTTACCAAAATAACAATGTACCTGTTGTACCTCTATTCTATAAAAGATTTTATTGGTTCCCACATCTCAGCCGTATTTGTAATTACATACATAAGTATTACAAACACCCAACCCCAAATAGTAAATATGTCAGACCAATAATCCTTATGCCTTTTATTTTTCATTCTTTTACTGTGTTCATTATTCATTTTTTTCTCCATTCATCTCATTCCCCTATATTTAGTTCCTGAAGCAATTTACGTCTTTCATCTTGTATTCCTTTTAAATGAGCACCTGAACCAATAATTTGGTTATCAAGAACACCAATGATATTTTATTTCATTTTGGAAATTTTAAACTAAAATATTGTCAACTACACTATGGGCTTGTATTCGGGTTGTTGATTAAAAAAATCACCAAACAGTTTTTCTGTCGCATTTTTAACAACACTAGGACGTGAAAAACTAGCCACTGCTATATTGCTACCAGGATTATCACAATATCTAAATGCGTTATTATCTCTAGTAATAATATGAGCTTTTAAAGGTTTGTCATAAGTTTTGATTTCGCAATTCTCATTATCAAGGCAGTTACTTAAAAAAGTGTTATTGGTTATCTTGTTGTTTTGGTAATCATCTAATAGGATTTTTATTTTTACACCTCTGTTCAACGCTATATTTAAGACTTCTAATATTGACAAATCGTCATAAAAAAATAACCTATTAGAAATAATATTAACACTCCGTTTAGCTGTTTTTAAAAACTGATAAATTAAAGCCAATTCGTGGTCTCTAGTACCATTTGAAATTAATTCTTCACTAGTTTCTTCGTCAAGTTTTTCTAATTTTATTTTATATTCATTTTCACTATTCATTTTTATTCCTTTTATTAATCAAGTTAAGCATTATTGCAAGTTTAATTGTTTTCATTTTTTTAGCCTCTATTTAATTTTTATAATTGTATTATAACATACTTTTTGGTACTAATAGTTTACTTAAAATTATTTTTAGTATAGACTATACTTTGTTTATTAAAGGTGTTTCTAAGGTGTGCAGAAATATATGTTATGTATGCAACATTGCTGTGTTTTCAGCTATATACTTTATAACATATAATGATTTTGGAGTAATAGAACCCAACGTCTTGCTATTCTTGCTCGTTTTGTTGTCTTCAGATGAATTAACTGATATACTATTATACTCACTTTTAATTATTTTTATATTATTAAATTTTTTCAACTTAATATCAGTTTGTTGTACATTCTCCATTTACTTCTCCTTATTATTTTTTTATAACATATAGTTTCTAGTGACTGAAATATTATCCATAAAATAATCAAAACTAAATTCTGTATGACCTAATATTAAAGATGATTCTTGGTATATGACTGAAATCATATCATTAGACATATTTGTACTAAGAAATTTATAATATCTACCATTGTTAGAAACTAATTTGTCACCTTTTTTTAAATTATTAAATTCTTTTATTGTCATTTTATTTCTTCTTATTTAATAGCAATATTGCTTTTGATAATTCTATTATATCATAATTTTACGTATATAAATAGTATTTAAGTTTATTTTTTACTAGTAAAAAGATTTGAATCTTGACTTTTATCTATAGATCCTTGGATTGAAAGATAAATCTTTGTCACATAGTAAGTTACGGTATTTTTTATCTTGTTGTGTTTTCATTACAATTTTTCATTTTTTAATCTCCAAAGTGTATAGTATTTTGAAACGTACCAAACCACATAAGAAAATATATAGAGCATCAGTAGTAGTATTATTTCCATATTTATTCCTTTTATATATTATAACATAGTTTTAATTAATATTATTCGTTATCTTTCTCTGCCTTTTCTATAATTTCTATAAGTAGTTTTTTATGTTTAATTATAAACCATTCCCTAGTTAGTGTTGTTGGTGAAGTACAATCATACATAAAAGCAAGAACACGTCTCTCTATTTCATTGGCATCTTCAAATAATTTACTTATATATAACATCCTAGCTGTTGGATATGGCGAATCGCTATTGTATCCAATGAGCCTATTTTTGCAGTTTGAGGTGCGCCCAACTTTGATAAATTCGGGAAATTTAGAATTGAACAATATGTAGATATACCCACGTTTGTCTACATATTTTTCAACTATTGGCCTAATGAAATTCTCTAGATTGAATTCTGTTAAATCTTTTGTTTCTGGGACTTTTATCATTTTTATCGTTGCTTTTGATATTTCTATTTTAGCACAATTTCTTATTCTATAATCTCATCTTAAAAGTATCTTTTAAAATTTCTTCAATTTCTTCTTTCTCATAAACATCATCATTTATCAACCATTTTTTAAGTTTAGATTTATCTTTCATCTCTATCCCTAACTCATTTGGTTGGTTTGGGATGATTTTAGATTCAATTCCGCTTCTTTTCAATGATTGTTTAGAATACTCCAAATCATGTACTGGTATAATGATATATTTTTTATATTCAACTTCATTTAAACTACCTTCTAAAAAATCTCTAAAACTCATTTTTACTTCTCCTATTATAAAAGCATTATTGTTTTATTTATATTTATTCGATTATCTACCATATTCTTTTTCTGCTGTAGTATATCCATCATCTATTGAATCCATAACATCTAAGAAATCTTTTACTTCTGATTTATGGTATTTATTTAGTTTCATCCAATTAGCCAGTTGAATATCATCAATATGATTCTTTAAATATACTTTAATCTGCTCACCATCAGCCATAGCCTTGAGACCTGCTGATTTCTTCAACGATTGAATTGCACTTTTTATATTATCCCAATCTTCAGGAAAGAAACTTATCTTGGCATATCTTTCTTTTGCTTCATTCATACTTGTATCTAAAAATTCTCTAAAACTCATTTTACTTCTCCTTATTATTATAATGTTATTACTATAATATATTTATATTATTATTTGTGACTTTTGCCTTCATTTAAAAAAATCTCTAAAACTCATTTTACTTCTCCTTATTATTATAGCAATAAAACACTATTTAATATTTAAATTATAAATTAAATTTTGACGAGTAATCGCCTATAATCCTGGGCCTAAAATATTTGCTTTTTTCAAAGTATGGTGTTTCAGTGAATTTGATTAAATAATCCTGCCCTCTAAAAACCCGCCAATTTAACTCAGCCTCAAATCTCCCAGGTTCATTTAAATCTTGTGTTTTCTCAAGAAGTATATCTTTAGTATCTAAAAAGTTCTTAATTAATTTATGTGTACCAAGACAAATTCTATACTTGTTATTGTAGTACTTACCCATAAACCAAATGCGACCAGGATAATCCTTTGTAATTAGTTCTAATTCCTCACGATTTTTAACAGTAAAAAATACAGCATAATCAGATTTACGAGCTTTCCTAAGTGGTATATTCTCAATAAATTTTAGAAGTGCTTTAGCTCCTTTATCATTATCTCTACGAAGTAAAATATACTCTTCATTTGGTCTTAATGGTTTAATAATATTTACCATCCAACGCGAGGACGAACCTGATACTTTATCATAATTAACTATCACAGGTTCTTTATCCAACTTAAAATACCACTCAAATGGTGTTTTGATGTTTATGTATTCTTGGAAATCTACTCTGTTATTTTTGAGTGATTCTTTGCACTCATTATAAAATTGATTATCGTAATACGGATCAATTGTGTAAAAACCCATTTTTAACCGTATTTCATATTTTCATAACTAGATAAAAAAGCATCCAAATCTTCTAAACTTGCACCTTCATTTATATTTAAATAATCTTTAAAACTCATTTTAACCATATTTCATATTTTCATAATCAAAATAAAATTTTTCTATCTCTTTATAATATTTACTTAATTCTGTTAATATATTAATATATTGCTTTATAGACTTTTCAGTGAAATCACTACTAGACTGAGATATTATAAACTCGTTTCTTGAAACTTCAATATCAATACTTGGTATACCTTTTATTTTTTTAAAATCACCAATCACAATATTACGCTTCATACCATTATGCTCTTTAAATCTATAAGATATAAATTTAAACTTTTTAAATAATTTATTTTCATAACTAGATAAAAAAGCATCCATATCTTCTAAACTTGCACCTTCATTTATATTTAAATAATCTTTAAAACTCATTTTACTTCTCCTTATTGTTATTATTATTTTATTTATATTATAGTTTAATTAGAATATTTTTTAATTCTAAAATCAATTGGAAATATACTAATTAAATTTTCTAACACCTATATAGTTACTTTAAATCTCTTCTTTCCATAATTCTTCAATAGATTTTTTAATTAGAGAATTTAAATTTTTTTTCTTTATTCTAATATAGGTTTCTAATTTATACATTTGTTCTTCGGTTAATGATAAAATATTCATATTGAGAAGATAATCATAAGAATTATCTCTTTTGATGATTTTATCAAATTTATCTAGATCAGATATAATATCTATTTTTTTACGTTTATTTACTTTTATTTCATCATTAACAATCATTTTAATAAAGGTATATTTACTAAAATTAGAATCAATATCATCTTCAAATTTTCTAATTTGATATTCTTTACGTTTAGTCATGTATTTTAACTTTATCTTAATATATTTATTAAGTATCTCTTTAATAGATGTATAAACTTGAATTTTATTCCTATCATCCATAACAGTATAATTCTCAGTAACTTTCTTAATTAATTTCAATTTAATTAGTAATTCATCATCAGACCATTCCTTAAGAAATTTACTAGCAATATTAACATCGAATAAAAAATTATCATCTTCAGATTTGTCACAGTAACTTTGTATAATTTTTTTATCCTCGAGAATATCTAGTATTTTAATATATCCTTTCAAATCATACCCAATTGGTACTTCTGTAATTTGAACTTTATTTATCCCTTTACGTTTAACAATACCCTTAATTAACCATTGGCTTGAATGTTCACCCGGCGTAATTATTCCATTAAAGCCTCTATAGAATGGTTTAAGACTTAATTTACAATCTCTACCTTCTAGTATTTTGATAATATATTGTTTTAATTTCCTTGGATTGCGTGGTAGTATCTTTTGGGCAAAACCAGAAGATACACCCTGTGAACCATTTATCAATAACATAGGGAGTGATGGCACGTAAAACATTGGTTCTATTTTCTCACCTTCAAAAAACTGGTGATTTAATATTGGGATGTCATCTTTCTTAAATAGTTCAAAAAATTCCGAAGTACCAAATGTATAAATATATCGTGATGCAGATGCTTCTGGAGAAAACCTTGTACCAAAATTTCCTTTCTTTTGAAGTAATGGGATATTATTAGTACCGGAAAAATCCTGTGCTAAATTAACGATAACACCATCTAAATTACCATGTAGGTATTCGGAAAATTCAGATACTTTAGAACCGAGTTGTGATACTTTTATTTTATTATTTATATTCTTTTCTAAAATAGTATAAAGAATCTTCCTAGTAGCGTTTTTCTGTCCATCGACTAATGATGCAATTTTACGTAGGTTATCGTATGAAGAAAAATCCACATATTGATCATTAAAAAATTCAGTAATTTTCATATTTTTATTATCCCAAGTAGATTAAGATTATGCTGTTTTTATTTGTTTTTTGTCTTGTTTTAGTCGTTTTGGCATTTTTTTAATTATAATAGATACCCTAATTCATTCTTCAATCTTTTAATTAAATCATCAATAACTGCTTCATTTTTACTATAAACACCTAGTCTTTTTAACTTTTCAAGTTCAATTTCGGCTATGATTGCACTTACCAAAACTCCTTCTTTTTCCAATCTTGTTGCTTTCATTTTTGCTTTCATTTTTGCTCCTCTTTTTTAAACAATTCGGGATTTTCATAGATATTGCCAACAACGATACACTTATAAACGTCAAAAGCAACATGGGCATTTGACAAAATAAAACAAGCGTGATTTTTATCCCATATTACCTTTCTTAAAACAGTTTCCGTTTCATCATCTAAATCGTCTGAATACGTTTTTGACAAAATATCGCCATCGTATATCTCAATGCCATTTTTATCTTTAAGACCTGTGAATTGCATAACTGGAATGGTTGGATATTCACCTTGTATGTCCCAACCAGCCTCAACCGACAAGTAATTGCCTTCAGTAGACAAAACTACGCCGTACTCCATAACGGGTTTAGGTATGGTCAAATTGTCATGTGTTCCCTCAAGCCATGCTCTAAATTTTATTTCTCTCATTTTTTACTCCTCCTTTTGTAAAATTTTAATTCTAGGATTAAAACAATTTTTGACATTTTACTTTAAGTGTTAAAAAAACGTGATACACCTTCTTTAATACTTAAAGTTCTGATGGCTTCTAAAACGCAGGTTAAAGTATGCGTTATAAACATCGGCATAGTCCAAAATGCGCACCAAATCTTTTTAGTTTTATTCATTATTTTTTTACTCCTTTTTTCAATAGCATTACTGCTTTTGATAGTTCTATTATAACATAATTTAATACTTAAATCAATTTATTATTTAAATTCCTCTGGATATTTATCTTTGAGAATATCAATAATCTTTCCTTTTGGAATAGAATCATTGAAGTATTCTTTAAGAATATCTACATATTTAAAATTATCATATGCAAACATATCTCTCATATCAGTTACATTACCAACATTCCAGGAACTAATGTCACCATTAAAATCTGAATAAGCAAACATATCTCTCATATTAGTTACATTAGTAACATCAAGATGATTAAGATCTATATCATTACCATATTTATCAATAAGGTCTTTAATTATATTCTTTATATTTTTATTTGTTACTTTTACTATTTTCATTTTATAATTATTATTCAATAGCATTATTGCTAATTATAGTTCTATTATAACATTGATTTAATACTTAAATCAATTTATTATATAAATTCCTCTGGATATTTATCTTTTAGAATATCAATAATCTTTCCCTTTGGAATAATTCCATTGAAGTATTCTTTAAGAATATCTACACGTTCAAAATTATCATATACAAACATCCTATTCATATTAGTTACATTACCAACATTCCAGGAGCTAATGTCCGAATTAAATTTAGTACAATAAGCAAACATCCAACTCATATCAGTTACATTACCAACATTCCAGGAGCTAATATCCTGATTAAAATCAGTACATTTATAAAACATCCATCTCATATCAGTTACTTTATTGACATTCCATTTACTAATGTCCGAATTAAATTTAGTACAATGAACAAACATACCATTCATATCAGTTACATTTCTGACATTCCAGGAACTAATATCCGAATTAAATTTAGTACAAGAACCAAACATATTTCTCATATTAGTTACATTTCTGACATCCCAGGAACTAATATTACCATTAAATTTAGTACAATAAGCAAACATATCTGTCATATCAGTTACATTACCAACATTCCAGGAGCTAATATCCTGATTAAAAATCTTAGCTTTATAAAACA